CAACAATGTCGCCTTCGCAAACCGCTAGTCCGGGAATATCTACAATACCCCCGCCGCTGCTATAGACAACGGCCATCGCCTTGTACAGCGCAAGGGTGTCGTCATCGACCATGTTGACCTTGCCGCCGTAACTCTTGATGTTGACACTGATCATTTGGCCGAACTTGGCGGTAATCGTCTGTGGCACAGCACCGTCACCCTGCGCAGTGGCCACCACCAAATCCCCTCCATCAGGGGAAGCCAGTTCCTGACGAAGCGCGGCGTCACCAACAGAAACGAAGTTGGCCGAATCAGCGGACCAATCGCCAGTAGTTGTATATGGCAGGTCAATCGCTGCCGAAGCGCGGTACAGCTCGCCATCCTTGCGGACAACCTGATTTCTTCCGGTCAGAACCAGGCCTGCAGCGTAGTTGCCCAGATCCTCGTAACCGGATTTCAGGAGGAATTGCTGAAATCGCTCTTCCTTATCGGCCTGTGTGGCAGCGAAATCCCATTCCATCCCAGCCCAGGTCTTCCGAGGCACCCCCAGTCGATCTGGATGGCTCATCTTGTCTCGGTCGGTGGCCCAGACGTCGACTATCCCAGAGTTGTCGAAGAGGTCGCGGGGGTCGTTCGATCCACTAGATCCGACCGGGTTTCGAGTGTTGTAAGGCATATTTTCTCCGGGCACAAAAAAGCCCGCTCACTGGCGGGCATGCTCGACAAGGTCCGGTCAGTCCGGGAGTTGGTCGTCGTAGGTGTAAACGCGTGCGTCGTAAGGCATACCCTTCATCGCCACGTTGCCGTTGGCAGGGGCGGAACTGGTGATAAGCACCGGGTAGGCCCATTTTGTATCGGGGCCGAACAGGATATGTGGCGGCTCCAGCGAGCCGGTCAGGGTCGGCTCAAAGTCGAGAGCAGCCACGATTACCGTGTAGGCATCCACCGCCGCAGCCGGCCATGGCCCAGAAAGCGTGCCATCCAGGCGCCGGATTCCAATGCTGTGCGATCCGCCCGAAGACCAATCGAACGGCTCGGACGAGCGCAGCAGCACGCCACCATTAACAGCCTGGCAATCCAGCAGGATTGCGCTTCGGCAGCGGTCCGGTGCGTCATCGGCCACCGCGGCAAAACTCAGGTATCCGCTGTTGCCGCCGTCCATCTCCGTCTCCCAGCTGTAGGTGTCAGTGCGGAACAATTGATGGCCACGCCGGCGCATCCCCAGACGCCAGGCGCGGGTCTTGTCAGAGACGCCGGGCAGCCTCAGTTTCTCTACCTTGTTGCCGGCATCACCCGGCCAACGGCACTCAACCGTCTCCCACGCCCAAGTGGTGCGCGAGTAGTACTCCACGGCCACGCCATCGAAGTCGTTAATCGACGGCATGGCGCCGCTGATCTTCAACGCCTTGGTCATGTTCTGCGGCGAGTAGGTCTGCGTTTTCGGTCCGTAGCTCGCATCGAAAGCCGCCCGCACGCCATCGCGCACCGGGCGCAGCAGGCCGCGGAACGTCACTAGCTCGGCGAAGCCGCAGGCCAGCGCATTGTTGAGCATGTCCTTGACGGTGATGGTCGAATCCAGGGTTTCGTCATACGTATCACCGCGCGCCACGCAGATGCTGTGGAAGGCCTGCCACTCGACAAGATCCAGGTCGTCGTCGGTGTAGCCACGCTGTTTCAGCTGATAGATACACCACGGCACGATGTCCCGGCTTGGCCCGCTGCCGCCCTCCATAAGCGGCAAGATGCGGGTGGCTTCGACACTGACCTGACTTTCCGACTGAGCCGACAGGCGATCTCCGCCGCGAATCTTGCAGGTCATCACTGTCAGGCCGGGGTAGCTGGTGGGCGAGTTCTGCATACGCCCGCGCAGATCGGTCCACGTCGCATCATCGCGAGCCTCATCGTCAATCCGCCCTGCGCGCGGAATCTTCAGCTTTCGCACCCTGGCCTCGGCGCGCATGGGGTATGGTAGCGTCACCCTGTCAGTGAAGCCTTGTGCATCCAGCGAGCCACCGACTTTGGTCAGCTCGATGACAGTCCAGGCGCCAGCCACGTCCATGTCGCGGTACTCGAAGGCGTAGTAGGTCGGAATCTCGTAGATCTGTCCTTCGCGACCAATACCGCAAAGGCCGCTGGAAAAGGTCACCGACCACTCAAGCTCGGTAACCTTCTCGTTGGCGGGGCAGCAAGCGAACGGACCACGATAGCCGCCCTGCAGGTTGGAGGCGTCAAGGGTGATCAGGCCGTTGACGGTCTGCATGTTGTTGAAGCCTGGCCATCCTGCGTCTACCGCGCCGGCCGCCGTCAGGCGCTCGACACTGAGCAGGCTGGTACTGAACGCGGTAATTCGATAGCGCAGGCCGCGCGGCCCGATTGTCGCCAGCCCTTCCCCAAGTGCCAGGCCGGTCACTGGAGTGCCGCCGTCGTAGTTCAGGGTCATCTCGGCCAACTGCTCAGGTGTTCCACTACTCGCAGCCGTGCCGGTGGTGTTGATTGGACTTGAGCCGAGCACGACCGATCCACCGGACGACACCAGCGGCTGGCCGTTGTTGGTACCAGTCTGCGTCAGCAGAACCTTGCCCGCCGAGGCGCTGGCCGTAAATGGCGCGGCACCCTTGGCAGTGTTGATGGCCGATACCAGGCCGGCCAGGTCGGTGGTGGCGGTGTTCAGCGCCACTGAATAGGGCGTGGCACCAAGGCTGACGGTGAAGGTCAGCGGCGTAACATTGAAGTCATAGCGAGACGGCGCGCTGGAGCCCAGGATGGTCGAGGCCGTGCCCGTCGTCGGCGGCACGGCAGGTGCATACGGGGTGTAGCTGTTGACCACGTAGTTGCCGGCATTGGCGCCCGCTACTTCGATCAGCATCCCCGGCACCGGGTTCAGCATCTCCAGCGGCCCGCGCACAATGTCTCGCCCAGCACCTCCGTCTACCACGGTGTAGCTGTACGGTGCCAGCGCACGAATGATGATGCCGTTCGACCAGTCGCCCGGGAATTGCCCGGAGCCGGCCGGTACGCTGATGGTGCTGCCG